GGCTTCCAACAACAGCCCCGACTCGGGTAGACTCCTTCCCTGACGCTGCCTCTCTGAGGGCCGTCCCGGCATAAGCACCCGGGGCGGCCCTCGCTCTTTTCACAACCTGCATGCCGCGACAGACCGCGGCCGGGGATTACTCCTCGGCCTGCCAGCTTCGCGATCCGTTCCTGCGCCGAGCACGGGACGCTTCGAAGCTGACGATTCCTGCGCTCCTGCCGCCGCTCGGCCACACGGTCCACAGTCAGCTCCCGACGCCCTTCCAGGGCCTGGGCGCGCAAGGCGTCAACAACCTCGCGAGCAAGCTGCTGCTGTCGCTCTTCCCGCCGACGCAGCCCTTCTTTCGGCTGGTCCCGAACGACCCCGAGGGGCTGAGCAAGTTCGGCCCGGAGGTCAAGACCGAGGTGGAGGAGAGCCTCGTGCGCATGGAGCGCACGGTCACATCCGAGCTCGAGGTGATGGCGCTGCGGGTGAAGGTGTTCGAGGCGCTGAAGCACCTGGTCATCGCCGGCAACGCGTGCCTGCACATCCAGCCCGACGGCCAGAGCCGCGTGCTGTCGCTCGAACAGTACGTGGTGCGCCGCGATCCGATGGGCTTCCTCGAGAAGCTGATCGTGCGCGAGGCGCTGCACCGCGAGCACCTGCCGGCCGAGCTCGAGAAGATGCTCGCTCAGTCTGGTGGTTCCGCTCCCTACACCGAGCCGAGTGCCGGCGGCTCCTCGGCCGAGAGCCCGCGCATGGCTGATCGCGGCAAAGAGCTCGAGCTGTTCACGGTCATGGAGTGGGACGAGGACGCCGACGCGTACCGCCTGCACCAGGAGTTCGCACGCAAGGTCGTCCCCGGCAGCCGGCAGAAGTTCGGCGAGCACCTCTGTCCCTTCCGCGTCCTGCGCTTCAGCGCGATCGACGGCGAGGACTACGGGCGCGGCCTGGTCGAAGAGGTCATCGGCGACCTGATCTCGCTCGAGGCGCTCATGCGCTCGATCGTGGAAGCGAGCGCGATCATGGCGCGCGTCCTGTTCCTCGTGGACCCCGCCGGCGCGGCCACGGCCGACGATCTCGACCGCGCGCCCAACGGCGCCTTCCGCGTGGGCCGCGAGACCGACGTGCACGCGGTGCAGGTCCAGAAGGGCGCGGACCTCCAAATCACTTTCAAGGCCGTGGAGATGATCTCCAGCCGGCTCGAGCGCGCCTTCCTCCTGAACACGGCCGTGCAGCGCCAGGCCGAACGCGTCACCGCCGAGGAGATCCGCTACGTGGCGCAGGAGCTCGAGAGCACGCTCGGCGGCGTCTTCTCTGTGCTCTCCCAGGAGCTCCAGCTCCCCGTGGTCTCGCTCGTGATGGACCGCATGGGGCGCCAAGGGCGCATCCCGAAGATCAACCGCCGCGCCATTCGCCCGGCGATCGTGACCGGCATCGAGGCGCTCGGGCGCGGGCAGGAGCTGAACAAGATCGGCACCTTTGCCCAGGCCGCGCAGCAGATCGTCGGCCCGGACCAGCTCAATCAGTTCATGCACGTCCGCGTGCTGCTCGGCCAGCTCGCCACCGCGGCGGGCATCGACACGTCCGAGCTGATGCGCACCGAGGACGAGGTCGCGCAGCAGAACCAGCAAGCGCGCACGCTCGAGATGATCCAGCGCCTCGGCCCCGAAGCGCTGAAGCAAGTGGGACCTGGCATCGCCGAACGCATGGGCCTCGCGCCCGGCGGCGGCCAGGCGCAACCGCAACAACCCCCTCCGCCGGCGACCCCGGCTAGACGCTGATGGATCGAGTCTCCCTTCCGCCCCGCGCTCCCGCGGCCCCCGCCCCGCAGCAACCCCAAGCCGCGCAGCAGCCCGGCGCACCGGCCCAGCCGGCCGCGCCCGCGCGCCAGGTCTCGGTGACCGAGAAGCAACAGCCCATGGGTGGGCGGCCGGTCACGGCCGTGTCGGTGGAGTCGGGAGCGCCCGCGTCGGATCGGCCCGAGTGGCTGCCGGCGAAGTTCAACAGCGCGCAGGAGCTGGCGGCCGCGTACTCGCAGCTCGAGCAGCGGCTCGGCAGCGGTGCGCTCGAGCAGCGTGCGGCCGACGAGGGCGCGGCGCTCACGCAGCGCGCGAATGCTGCGGGCCAGCGGATCGGCCTCCCGACCGAGGACGCGCCGGCGCCGACAGCCCCGACCGCCGAGCTCGAGAACGCGCTCGCGGCCGAGTACGCGCAGACCGGGCAGATCAGCCCGCAGAGCCGCGCCAAGTTCACCGAGAAGACCGGCCTCTCCGACCGCTTCATCGACCAGCACCTGGCCTTCATGCAGCAGCGCGAGGTCGCCGCGGTGGACATCGCCTCGCGTCGCCTCGGCAGCCAAGAGGCCGTCCGCGAGCTGATGCAGTGGGCCGCGACCAACCTCAACCCGCAGGAGCGCAAGGCGTTCAACGACGCCGCGTACTCGCACGACCCCCACATGGTGGAGCTCGCGATCGACGGGCTGTCCGCGCGCTACGAGGGCTCGGTGGGCCGCCACCCCCGCGTCATCGCCGGGCGCAAGCCGCAGGCGGACCACGGGGGCCTCGTGCCGTTCCAGTCCGACGCCGAGTGGACCGAGGCCCGGCGCGACCCGCGTTACAAGCGCGATCCCGCGTACCGCGCGGAGGTCGCCGACCGCCTGGCTCTGTCCCAGCGCCTGGGCCTCTTCAACTGATGAGCGACCTGGAAGGGTACGACGACGCGATCGAACGCGACGCGATCGACTGCCGCTTCCGCCCGAAGGACCGGCTCACCGGGCCGCAGTTCGAACGCATCGTCTCCCTGCGCGAGGGGGCCCGTCTCTTCGCGCGCCACCTGTCCAAGCTCTGCCCCCCGTCGTGGGACAAGGAAGAGGCGTTGCGCCTCATCAACTCCGCGATGCTCCACGCCGAAGCGGCCATCCGCCTGCACGAATGAAGACCTACGCACTCCTCCTGCTCGCCTACTTCCTGGTCCTCCTCGCCGCGATGAGCTTCATGAGCTGCGCGGGCCCGGGCGGCGTGCTCATGCACGCGACGCTCTCGGGGCAGGGCGACGTGCGCAGCGACGGCGACGTGGTCGTGGTCGTCGGCGGGCTCGCTGGCTCCGCCGGCCTGCGCGTCGCCGGCCAGCCGTTGCTCCTGCTCCCCGCGTTCGCGGTGGACGAGGGCCACTGGTACGTCCGCAGCGCCTCACACAACTACGAGGCCATGCACCTGCTCTCTGAGCCGCTACCCGCGTGGGTACGGCCGCTGTTCTCCGACGCCGATCTCGCCGCCCTCGCGGTCCTCGGCATTCACCTCTCTTTCGAGTCCTGACCCATGGGCGGCAAGCAATTCCAGAAGTTCGTCAACGAGCCCGTCTACCGGACGAGCCTACGGCACGCGTTCAACGCGGCCGTGACCCCGACCGTCGCTGCGGCCGGCGGCACCTTCCCCGTCGTCGGCACCAAGATCGCGCTCTCGGCCGCGCAGTCGAGCAAGGTCATGCAGCCCGGGGGCCTCGGCCTGACCGCGGGCGACGTGAGCCTCGACGACGCGAACGATCGCATCCTGCTCGAGCCCGGGCAGTACGAAGTGGAGGTCTCGCTCCACCTCGTCGAGAACGGCACCGACTCCGACTTCCACGTCGCGCTCACGACCGCTGCGGCGGCCGCGGTGGACGTGGAGTACGAGAACGTGCGCGGTGCCGTGACGCTCTCGGCGTCGAGCGCTCCGTTCCACACCGTCCAACACCTCGTCGTGACCGCCGCGCGCGCGCTCGAGCTCCACGTCGCCTGGCAGACCGCCGGCGCCACGGGCACGATCCGCCCCGGTAGCTTCCTGCGCGTCACGCGCGTGGGCAACGTCGAGCAGTAGTTGCAAGGTCGGGGAGTTCTGAGCCCGCGCTCGTTCGCGGCTTCTCAGCGCCCGGGTAGTTCAGCCCCCGACCAAAGCCGCTCCAAACAACGCTCGAGGGCGATCCCCCCTGACGAGGGCGGGAGGGACCTGATTTGACCCGGCAAGCGCGGCGCGTCTGCGCCGTGGGCGATGAGGGTCCGCCAACGTGCTCGAGCGAATACACCCCGCCGGAGGTCTCCGGCCCACACTCTCCGATTCTTTTGCGTCTCCCAGCCCGCTACGGCGGACAACTGCGCGCCGACTCTGAGGGAAAAGAGGTCGTGCGGAAAACCGTTTCCGTTTGACCCCAAGCTCTGCGCAGGTGCGGGTTCTCTTAGATGAGAGCCACGGCCTGACAGGGTATCGAAAAGGAGGCGTCTCGACATGGCCGTCGATGATGCCCTGATTTCTCGCCCCGGTGCGATCAACAACAGCTTCGCCACCGAGGCCGCCGCCAGCGCCATCTTCCTGAAGGTGTTCGCCGGCGAAGTCCTGGATGCGTTCGACGAGTACAACGTCATGCAGGACCTGGTGCTCACGCGCACCATCAGCTCGGGCAAGGAAGCTCAGTTCCCCATCCTGGGCCGTGCCATCGCTGCGGGCCGTCTGCCCACCACGACCGGCACCGTCACCAACCTGTTCCAAGACGCCGCGTACGCGAACCAGATCAAGAGCGCCGAGAAGGTGATCTCGGTCGATGGTCCGCTGACCTCGGCGATGCTGCTCGACGAGTTCGACGAGCTTCGCGTGCACTACGACGTGCGCTCGATGAAGGCTCAAGAGCTCGGCCGGGCGATCTCGGAGGAGTACGACCGTCGTGCCCTCATCATGGCGGTGCTCGGCGCCCGTGCGTCTTCGCAGATCACGGCGACTGGCCCCGACAACGACCGCGGTGGTATCGTCATCATCGACGCGGACTTCAACACCAACGGCGCCTCGGCTGTCGCGACTCTGTTCGACGCCCAGCGCCAACTGGATGAGAAGTTCGTGCCGGAACAAGACCGCCACCTGGTCGTGTCCCCGCGCTGCTACTCCAACCTCGCTCAGCAGACCGACCTGCTGAATCGGGACTGGACGAGCGGTCGCAACGGGCAGTTCGAAGACGGCAGCGTGTTCAAGGTGGCTGGCTTCCAGCTCCACAAGAGCACGCACGTCCCGGGCACCAACATCGCTGCGAACCTCACGGGTGCGATCAACTCCTACGTCGGAGACTTCTCGACGACCGTCGCTGTGGCCTTCCACAAGAGCGGCGTCGGGGCGATCTCCCTCCGTGGCATGTCCATGGAGTCGGAGTACATGATCGAGTACCAGTCGTGGGGCTTCGTCGCGAAGCGGATCGTCGGCCTCGGCTTCCTCCGTCCGGAAGCCTGCGTCGAGATCAAGACCGCGTGACCTCCGGCCCCCTTCGCCTCATCGGCGGAGGGGGCCTTTTCCTCCTCTACGAATCCAATGGCGCAAGTCCGTCTGACCGAGCTCGAGGCCGTGAACGAGATCCTCGCGATGCTCGGCCGACGCCCGGTCAACAGCCTCGCGCCCGCTGACCTGAACGCCGACGCGGCCTTCGCGCTGCGCGCGCTCCGCTTCACAAGCCGCTCCCTGCAAGCGCTCGGCTGGCACTTCAACCGGGAGTGCAGCGTCAAGTACACGCCCGACCTGAACCAAGAGTGCGAGCTCGCCGACGACATCGTCTCGGTGGACAACGCGAAGCACTACGGGAGCCAGGGGGGCTACTCCGACCTCATCATGAAGGCGGACCCGAACGACGCCGGGCAGATGAAGCTCTACGACAAGCTCGGCCCGCTGCGCAACCTCGACGGCTTCAAGTTCACCTCGCCGGTGTGGGTGGACCAAATCCGCCTGTTCGACTACGAGAGCACGCCGGAGGCGTTCCGCCAGTACGTGGCGATCCGCGCCGGCCGCGCCACGCAAGCGCGCCTCATCACCGACCCGAGCCTCTACCGCTTCTCGCTCGACGACGAAGCGGCCGCGCTGCGCCTGCTCATGCGCGAGGAGACGGCCAACTCGGACGCGAACTTCCTGCACGAGAGCAACGCGCTGCGCGCCGTGCTGCGGCTGAGCCCGCTCGACTCCCTCGAGAGCTTCTGATGCCCCTGCTCGAGATCGCGGTCCCGAACCTGGTGCGTGGCGTGAGCCAGCAGCCCCCGGCCAACCGCGTGCCGGGCCAGGTCACCGAGGCCGCGAACGCGATCATGCAC